CTTGTGATCCCATTTGTTGTATTTGTCTGGCGCGGTCTAAATCATTAATCGCAGCATCGATAACTTGTTCCTGGTAGGGGTTTTGATATTGAGAAATATCCAGTGGGCCAGTCGCCATTCCAGCTAATTCACCCCTGGGGTTATAACCCATTGAATCGCCAAACATACCTCGCGTTGCTGCAAAGGTATCGAGTTGATCGGGGTTGAATCCAGAGACTAAATCTCCGGTGTAGGGCGTGAACGGAATATCCGCTGCACTCTTAATGCCAGAGTACGTTTCTAAATACTTTTCCTTTAATTGTGGATCAAGTTCTGTGGTTGCTGTTGCTGCGCCTTTACTCATAATGTTTTACTGATAATGTGTTCTTTTTTAAATCCGTGTCTCTTTGCGTATCTTTGCCATCCCTTTCTGCCTCCGCCGAAAATCTTTTTACACTCGGCAATTCGAGCAAAGGTGGTGACTGCCTCTAATATGTCCTCACAATCAGACATATTGCCCGCCAAGAACAATAGGTTCATGGCTCGGTATTGTGGGAAATCAACCAGTTCTGTGACAATGCAAGATTGTTGGTTCGGATGGGGCCATAACATCAGCTTTCCTGTTGCTATGCCTCGCTTAACATCAAGTATATCCCATTCCTCTTGATATTTTAAGCAAGTTTCTATCAATGGTTTGCACCACTGCCAATGCACTTCCCACTCCTGTCTAGGTGACTGAGGTGGTGGAAAGGTTGCCTGAGTTGTCAACGCTGAGTTTGTATTTGGTTCCATCTGGACTTATTAATATTAATTCGGTTTGATCGCCGCCGTTGACTTCCATTCTCTCGCCAACTTTAAACGCCAAACCATCTCTGTTTTCTATTTCACTAACCAGGCTGTTTAAATAGCTTTGGCTGTATTCAACACCTGGTCGGATTAATGCTTGTCTCGCCATTATCTTGAGCCTCTTGCAGTGACATCCAAACGAATATCACCCAATGTAAAATTCTGATTGGTGTCGCCGGTCACGGTCATCATTACCTGACGACCATTAAATCTGGCATCGGTATAACCGTCTGCCTCAAAGGTAAATGAGCCGAAATCAAACGTATCACCGAGAGGCGTGTATTTGCCTTTAAAACTTATGGTGACACCAGGTAGGGTGCTTGCCTCGCTGTCGGGCAGTATTTGATTGCATTGAACATATTGGTTGCCCTTTGATATTTCAATCGCGCCAGTCGTTGCATAAGGTTGTGATGAGCCTAGATTATAACTGTTAAAGAGGTTGCCTTTTTCCATGTAAAACACATAGCCCGATTCATCACAGGCAATCGGGTAGTCAAACACGCCTTCATCGATGTAGCAACTTCGATTAAGAGTGCCAACGGCAAAGGTATTATCAACATAGTTCCAGGTGATGTATTTATCCGGTGTTTTGTTCTCGCCGCTTGGGAAGAAAAACCATATTTCATTGTGTGCGCTGTTGTGTCCGGCACAAGTGACTTTACGATACAAATAGTTAATGTTGTCAAAGATGTAATCACTGACAGGGCATTTAATCTCTCTAACCGAACCGTCATAGACAAAAATTGATTTCTCACCCAACCAGGCGATAAAGTTTCCGGCACTTACAATGGCTCGGTTCGATATGGCCTTACAATTTGTTCCGGCATCGGAAATACCGTAAACAAACGGTTGTCCTGAATAATAGAGCTTACCGAGTCCGGTATCGGTAAAGATTAGAATATCGGTTTGCCACTTGATCGCCGATAAAGCTCGACCACCTGTGGGTATTTGTAGATCACCGGCAGTATTGCCCGATGCTGCTGTCCAGGTGGTTGAATCTTCTCTTGATGACCACTGTATTTTTCTTGGATCGTTATTGGCACCAATCGCCACAATATGTCGTTCATTACTTACCACAACCGAATTACAACCGGTGGGTGCGTTGGTGATTGCGGTGGCACTTGCATCGGGTGATCCACTTCCCGCATCGGGTCGCCATTGATAAATTTTTCCGTCACTGGAACAGCAAAAGACCAGGTATTCACCCCAATTATCAAAGGAATAACTCTGTGCATTAAAACCTAGCCCCGACTGAGATCTCGCATCGCCGTAATCTTCAACATTGTAATTATAGGCACCATAACCCAATGGATCGGTGCTGGATGGGGTGGTGAATCCGGATGGTGTAATGTCGTACCAAACAAAGTTGTATAGCACATAAACTTTTTCAGAAGTGCCAACGGCTAGTATTTGATCGCCGTCATTCTTGTTGTAAGCATACAAACCAATCGGCGTACCGGTAAGAGCTGTTGAACGCAAAAGATCCCAACCGCCGATGTTTTGTAACACACCGTCTTGAAAGCGCACCAGGTTGGAGTCAACCCAGCGACCTTTAGCGGCATAGTCGGTGCCGTTGGTCACAACGCCTGGTGGTGGGGTGACGGAGATTAGGGCCATGATTAACCGCCTACAGTTTTGGTCTCAGTTGTGGGCGTGATCTGTTCGGTAATATTTGCATCCAAGCCTGACTTCATAGACGCGACTTCATCTGCGCCCATTACTGTCTCGACCCAACCAGTCACAATCGCGTTGGTCAGATCGGCAAAAGGCGTGAAGTTCGATAAATCGTCAGTTGATACTACTTGAGTACCATAGACACTAGCAGCATAAGGGTTTCCCTCTGGATCGTTTTGATCGCTGGTCGCGGCTAAACGCCAGTGAACATTATAAACGACATCAGGTTTTGAATCCTTATTCGGGTAGCAGTCAACCGTTTTACAATCCCATGCGTAAGTATTTGCCATTTTATTTTCCTCTTAGTTTATTTAATTAACTTTCTAAAGCTGTAATTCTTGCTTCTAGTTCTTGTATTGTTTTGACCAATAATGGTACGAGTTTGCTGTGGTCTATGCCTTGCATCCTTTCACCGTCTTTTTCACCACTGACTGCCTCTGGCACAATGCTTGATACTTCATGGGCTAAGAAACCATCTAGTAGTGTGTTTGTATCATCTTTAATCCAATTAAATCTTGCTGGCTTAAGTTGCTTTAGTCTTGTTGTTGCATCCCAAGCATAATCTACATTTTCTTTTAGTCTGTAGTCTGATGAAGTGGTGTAGGAAGTTGAGCTAGAAGCTACATCAATAGAACCAGCAGTAGAATTATTTTGTCTGAAATCAAGTATGTAAGTAGCACCACTGTCATTATTGTTATTCCATACTGTAGTTTCATTTGTTGATGTCAAATCATGAACAATGTCTATTCCACCGTTGTTATATAAAGTAGTACCTGTATTTGTTAGACCAGTTGAGGTTTTGCCCACCGATAAATTCCCCGATGAGTCTATTCTCATGGCTTCTGCTGCGTTAGTAGAAAAAGCCATGAAGTTTGAACTGTTGTTATATTCAATCTGACCTATGTTATCGTCACCTGAATCTCCAAACTGTAATTGTGCTGATGCACTAGTACCTGCAACGATTGATAAATCTGTTTGTCCTGACGAGCTTACGACTAAATTTCTTGCTGGACTTGTGGTGCCGATTCCAACCGATCCATTAGCTAAATCAAAAGTTACTTTATCAGAGTCGCTAGTCCAACGATTAGCAAAGTGCATTTTTGAACCGCCACTTTCCCCAACAACTCGGATACTTCCACCTTCTGATGCGTTGTTATCGTAGAAATTTATTCGCCCTGTACCATTACTAGATGTTGCAATCGTTATTGTTTCTGCTGCATCGGTGTAATCGCCAATTTGAACATCTGTTGCTGGACTCGTGGTGCCGATTCCAACATTTCCCGATGAGTCTATTCGCATTCTTTCAGAACCAGCAGTACCAATGTTTAAATTGTCTCCACTATGGTCGTATTGTAAATATCCACGATAGGAACCTGAATCATCACTAGCAGCGTCAGCAAAACCTAGTTTTCCTTTATTACTAGAACCTGAGAATATTGCCATTCCTTCATCGCCTGATCCTGACCCAACAATAAGTGGGGCAACTGATGAATGAAATCCTGTTGAGTTATTTGCTATATGAACATTATTATTACCACCATCAACAAAAAGCATATTGGCATTGCCGTTGCTCTCGACTCTGAAATCTAAATCTGCTGATCCTTCGTTGAAAACAGTTTCGTTGAAATTCATATACATTCTATCTGTAGATGTACCACCAACCATTGTTTTTATAAAGAAACGACCATCTTCTGTGCCATCTGAGACATCGTAGGTTTCACCGAACAATTCAGCATAAACCACATCTTGCGAGTTATCGTTTCTACCTTCAAATTGAACCTTACCTATTGAGTCACCATCTACTGGTGAACCTGAATTTCTATATAGTCTGAGATTTGGGCCAGCACCAGCATCAGCATCAGTAGAGATAAGAGAAAGTGTGTCTAGGTTATCTGCTGTAGTAATTGTTGATGCCGCACTTGCTGTGAATCCTCCTGTCAGAGTTGATGCCGCACTTGCAGAAAGTGTCGTAAAACTACCCGCCGCTGCTGTGGTGCCACCGATAACCGAATTATCGATTACGGCTGCATCGAGGTTCATAGCAACCGATGTGCCGGTTGCCGAGAAACAGGCATCGATGGTGTCGAGGTCTGTGTTTAATTTTGTACCCCAGGTGTCAGTACTCGCGCCCACCTCTGGTTTGGTGAGTGATAAATTTGTAGTTGTTGTATCGGCCATATTCCTTAATTACCTATGTTTTAAATATATTAATTAACAGCCTTTTAAGCTGCTTTATCAGTCCAGGTTGTTGAGGAGGGTGACTGCTCAGTCCATGTTGTCGTGGAGACCGTTTGATCCGTGTAAGTCGTGGTCGTCACACTTTGGTCATTCCATTTTAAACTACCTAAAGCAGAAAAACCACTAACTTGACTGATGGTGCTTTCGCCATAATAAATAATGCCGCCAAGTGCCGTCATTGAGCTAACCTCTGCAATAGTCGCTACACCACTTATCACCATCTCCGCAGTTGAGGTGAATCCTGATACCTGGTCAATGCTGGCAACACCTAGAGCAATACGCACTCCGCTTGCTGTCATCGCTGTTGTCTGATCGATAGAGGCTGCACCATCAAGGACAATAACACCGGTAGCTGTAAAGCCGGATGTTTGGTCAATACTGGCTGCGCCTAATTTAACGACCTCGGCAGTTGCGGTGAATCCCGATGTTTGGTCAATACTGGCCTCACCCGCGTCAATTTGAGTTCCGGTTGCGGTAAAGCCTGATGTCTGGGCTATGGTGGCAGCACCGAGTTTGACCACTTCTGCGGTTGAGGTAAAGCCACTGGTTTGAGCTATGGTTGCCGATGCCGGAAAGACTATAGTACCGGCAGAGGTAAATCCTGATGTTTGATCGATACTGGCAACTGCTTTGAGGGTAAGACTAGCAGAGGCAGTTAGAGCTGATGTTTGGTCTATGGAGGCAACAGCAAACTCATACTGAGGGTTGCCATAAGCACCCTTAGAATAGTTGTACTGACCATAGCCAATAGAGGCCATGTTATTACGCCAAGGTTATATCAAGGTCGCCCGCGTCAAATCTGAATACGTCACCTGATGCAACAGCCTTACTCGCGGTTAGTGCCGCCCAGGCAAGTAGGTTGCCACTGGTTGATGCGTCAAAGACTCCAACATGGGTCACAGTTCCCCATGATCCTGTTGCAGTCACAAACTCAACTGCTGATCCGTTGGTTGCTGTGGTTGGCGAGGTACCCGATACGGTCATCGCAGCCATGCTCTTCCTTTCATAAGAACCGCCAGAACATTCTGTCCCGCCACCTGTATCAGATGGTGCGGCTGTAAATAGGGCCACATACAAAGTCGATGGTGCTGTGTAAGCACTGCCACCGAACACATGATCTAAAACCTTATCTTCTAAATAATCTGAAAATCCAGCCATTATTATTTCCTCTAATTAAAATTAATTGTTGCCCCAATAAACAACCTGTTTTTGGGTTCTGCCGTAAGTTCTTCGTCTTGGGATCATTGAGCCTTTGCCGAAGGCGGCACGTTCTTGTTCTAATCTCATTTCCTCCAAAGCCTTATCAAATAGGTTGGTAAAGCCCGCTGCACGATCATCTTCCATGAGATAAATCGATGCCGTTCTTAGACAGCCGTATAAATAGACATCGGGGTAGGTTGTTGAGACAAAGTTTGAAGTATTACTACTGCTCAATCCAGTAATCTTAGAATAATAGGTTAATTGTAACGTATAAGAGCCGTCAGGTGTAGGACATAATTCCATGGTGTCATCGACCAGGGCAAAATACACCGGTTTGCCTGTTCTGTTGTCGTTGGCTTTCCTATAAGTATCAAGGCTCTCGATGGATTGTTGAAAAAGCGGCGTAAAATCACCGGATGTAATCTCTACATTAATTGCCTCTAACCAGTCTGTCGGTAGCGTTAAATATTGATCGTCAGCCGTGGCCGTTGCTCTTTTTATCATGTCTTTGGTTCTGAGCTTGCGGTTTAACTCTGCCTCGGTTTGTTGGATAAAAGTGTCCATCATAGAATCCAGATCACTTCTGTTTAAATAATTGGCAACTGCCGTTTTTAATTCACTATAAGTCATATTCTTCCTGGCCAAACTCTAAAGGGTTTATTATCAGGATCATTAAGCCACTTCTTCCATGCTTTCGGGTCATTGTGCCAACCCTCTCTCAAGGCTTTGTTCCAAATCACCTTTGGTATTTCAGCCGCGTGTCTAAAATTCTTACCTGGTTCCAACTCTCTTAGTTTGGTCGCGTGTTCAATCACAGGTCGCACATTCTGAGCTGTGTGATAAATGTTTTTATCATCCTGGGTTATAAATTCTGATTTGATCGTTTTAGTCAAATCGATTGTTGTTCGCTTTATTGTCATCTTAAAAAATTGAGAGGGGTGTATATCATTTCAACCCCTCTCATCACTACATTAGCTAACGTTTAAATCAGCGACTATTCCGTGAGCAGCTTCGTTGCTCATTTGTAGTCCGTATTCAACGACTAGCATTTTGGTAATCGCGTCACCAATAGTAGAAATATCCACAGACTCAAAGTCTCTGAGATATGACACTGCTGCATAGTTGGGATCAACTAAGAGCAGAGATCTTTCTCTACTAAAGTTATCAGGAACGATTTTTAGCTCACCAAAATCAGATGCGTACAAAGAAATAGATGCCTCTACGGTATCTGTTTCAATGACTTGTCTAACATTGGATCGACCAGTGAACCCAGATATAACAGTTTTGTTATAAGGGCCACAAATCGCCATGCTCATTTCAGCACCATTTCCAAATCCAGTCTGTAAGACTCCTTTTAGTAATGCCTCTGTGAGATCACGCTGAGTTCCATCTGTAGCTGCTGCAGATGCAGAACCGTCAGCTCCGCCTGAGCCTCTTGAATCGTTGGATGTAATCCAAGACTCAAAAGATCGGGTTTGCCTTGCTGCTGATGCAGAACCAGCTACTTTTGCGTAGTTACCAGTCAACGCCGTTTCCATGTCTCTCTTTAGGGCTTTAGCGTTTAAAGCCATGAAGTGAGCAATCTGAGATTTCACGCCTGCTGGATCCGATGCCTGTTGGCTCCGCGAAACGGTGGAATTCCTAGATTGAATCATGGTTACATTTGACTCACGAACAGTTGCGGTAGTGGCGGCTCTTGAAATTTCAAAGCCTTCTATCTCACCTGTTCCGCTGGCACTTGGCATTTTATTATCACAAGTCAGTTTAGGACTTGTTTCTGCATCTTTCGATACAGCTTGGACTATATCATAACCCCATTGGGGTTTCGGGCGTTCGTGGAAAGAGTTATTGTTTAGTTACTCATCTTTCTAGTCTCTGAACCTTACAGCTACTTTAATACTATTCGCTGTCTTGGCTGCTGATTTCCCTCATCTTTAAATGTTAGGGGGTTCCAGCAATTAACCCGATTTGCTTATTAAATTACTCTAATAAGGCTCCCTTAATCAAAGCGTTTCCGTTTGCCAATCAAATGTGACGTTTTTAACCGAGTTTTTGCCAATGGCACTCATAAAAGGCGTGGCATGAGGGGCTATGTTATAGATAATATTCGATAATGCCTCTCTATCCGATGTCGCCTCATAAGTGTCAAAAGCGTTAGTTACTTGCGCCATGTTTTGACTCCTTTCTGGATAAACCAGAAATTAAAAGGTTAAATTAATTGTTCAAACACTTTGGCTGCATCATGGACTTTGCCAGTTTTAGCCAAGCGTTGTTTCGATCTTTTTAAAGGAGTGCTATTGTTCTTTCTTGTGACTGAACCAGGTTTTCCAACTCTGTTTCTAGCTGATGCTTTTTGGGTGGGCTTTTTCTTCACAGCTTTTTGCGTTTTAGTTTGCAAATAACTGTTTCTTAACCCTAGCAGCAATCGGTAATCATACACTTGGTTGATTTCCTCTGCTGTAAATCCCAAATCATTGATTGCGTGTTCTCGAATCGCCAATTTTTCTTTTTGTGCGATGGATTGATCCTTCCACTCAGGAACGATTTTTAGTAATTGCTTGTCGCCATACTGCATATAATTTTGTATTTGTTCTTGCTGTTTAGCTTGAGCCTCTTCTTGAAGGCGTTGCTGTTCAGCTTGAACGGCTTGCAATTTCTGTTGTTTCTCATTCCATAAATCGCGTTCTCGAACATAACCAATAGGATCTGCTTGATATAAAGCGTTCCAATCTGGCTCTTCACCCAAGCCCTCATTAAGAGCAGCTTCCATTTTGGGTAATAGTTCCTTATAAATCGCCTCGTTTTTTGCAACCTCGCTTTGTTGTTCTTCAACAGTCTTTCGCTGTTGTGCGAGTTCTTGAGTCTTACGAGTGTAATCCTTTTGCCTAGAATACGAGTTTTGTAGTTCATCGATGGTGACCTCAACTTCTTCGCCATTTACTTTGACGGTATATAATTGCGGTTCATCAACTTCCTCTAGCTCGTCTTGTTCATCGTCAAGAGATTCAGTTTCTTCTGTTTCTTCGATTTCGTCAGCTTGGAGTTCTTCTTGTTCTTCCTCCTCGACAACTTCCTCTTCAACAGTTTCATCGGCTTGTAATTCTTCTTGCGCCTCTTCTGGTTTGTCCTCTTGTGGATCCAGAAATTGCTCAAGTGAGCTTACAGCCTCATCCATGTTTGTTTGTAATTCCAATGGCTTTGCCGTGTTGGTCATAATATTATCCTTGAATAAATAATTGAATAATTAGAATGATTCTAAACCTTTGGTAGTTGTAAATCAATCAAAGGTTAAACTACTTTGCGTAATCGGTTCAGATTGGCCTTGGTAATTTTGCCTTTTTCAACAATGATTCTTAGATGTCGTTCAATCTCAGGAATAACTTTAACGGCACTGTGGATTAACTCTCTGAAATCTTCCTCACCAACATCCGAGTTCAGCCACATTTGCACATATTCGTCATGCAGTTTTTTAACAGATTTTTTAAACACCTCTGATTCAAGAATCAGCTCTGCCTCATTCGACTCTAATACTTCTTGTTCACTTGCCATAATTTTATCCTATGTTATCGATTATTTTTTGAATGTTGCCAAGACTAAGCGGTTGATAACCACTTGGAGTTTGCGGCAACGAATTAATGGACTCATAAACTGTTGGTAGGGTGGTAAATGGGTCGTAAATTAACGGTGGGCCACCAACCATGTAGGATTGTACCGGTGGTGGGTTATAGATGTAAGGCTCATAAACATCATCAAAAGCCGTATATCCTTGAGGGTACTCAGATGAATAACTAACGCCTGGCGCAATATAATCTCTGGGAATATACCCAGGATAACTGATATTAATGGGCGTGTAATCTACATCTTGATAAGGGGTATCTGTGTCTGGTAACCCAGGTTCAGTACCAGGATCAGTACCAGGATCAGTACCAGG